ATCTTCCCCCCGGACTTAAATATAAGACCTGCAAACGGGGGAAGTACTACTATAAATATTCCAATCGCACTAAACCATAACATCATTGGCATGACGTCCCTATCTTCCACCCCCATAAAATATAACACATTCTTCAGAACAACGTTTGCGAATAATAAAATTATCATACATATAAGAATTCGCTTCAATATTCCCATGTATATATATATATTATGTCTAACAAAATATTACATGATAATTCCAAAGAATTTACAATTTTCTTGATCGCCCACAAATACGTCGTTGTATCTTATGTCATATCCCGAAACGGTTTCGCAGTTTAATGTAATTTTGTCCATGAATACGATGATGCGGATGCATATACTATCTATTTGTTTCTCTTTGGGGGGATTGTATTCCAGTTTAAAATATGGCATATTTTTATCAAACTCTCTCATAAATCCATAAATCTCTATAAATTCCCTATATTTCTTATGAATTGTCTTGTAAAAAACCCACGGTGGAGTTACCAGACAATCGTCGTCATCATAAACTGTATATACACAACGATTATTTGTGATAAAGTTTATAAAATCCGGGTGTATGGATACGTTCCCACATTTACCGAGTTCTATAATCTCATAGATTGTAACCGATACAATTGTATGATGTGCTTTGTATATAGTCTCCTTAATATCGACATTTATTATTCGATAATATACATTTTCATATAATATGGTTCCTATTAGAGTAATCTTCGGTGTTCGATATATCCTATTGAAATCCTCTTTTTTTACAAACGAATCGTATTTATTTTGCGTATTCAGTTTGAGATAGAACGTAATATATGGTATTTCGAGACCAGAAATCGTGTAATACACGTCAATAATACTCGTTTCCCCTGGTGGGATTTCATGAATAGTATTTTCTAATATTATAGACATTTACCAACGAATATATGATTATGATATAATAATATATTCGTCTAAACCATTTTGTGTGTATTCATATTGTATCACACATCACGTATCGAATTTTGTTTGGATTGTATCGGTAACTCTTTCTTCACGGCGAGAATGTATAAACGCAGACAACTCCTCTACTGTTTGTGGGCTACCTTTAAACCACTCACTAAGGATTGTAACCAGAGATTTTTTTGTAATTGCGGCTTTTGATTTCGTTTTCCTATGTACGATTCTACCACCAGCTACATCAAACGCATCTATATCATTCGACTGCATAACACCGACAAGACTTTCAGCCATTTGTTTTTTCTTTAATTTCCTTGTTTTGAGTTCGCTGTGAAGAACGGCTATTTCCCGTTCCAGATCAAACCACTCTTTAAGAACCTTGACAAGCTGTTCGCGATTCTCCATACAGTATTATTCTATATGCTCATTTATTTTTAAATGGATTCCACATAATCCTTTATCCTTTACTCTATTTTTACACAGACGGCGTGACTTTTTAGTTCCCACCAGTTTAGAGCACGTATTTTTTACATCAACGTCGGGATGATTTATTTCGTTGGTTGAGATTGATTTATTCACAACCAGTTTCACATTCTCGGCGGATATGATATGTCTGGGACAATAGGAGTCTACACATGCGATTCCACATGCGTTGTCCTTATTCTTACCGCTGCGAAGTATGTACGAACACATATTCATTTTTATTGAGTGATTTTTTGGCCAATTAACACCATATAGTTTAGTTGGTTCTATACTTTCGCGGTATGGTAGTATTCCTATCCCAACATTTCTACAGTACGGGCATTTAACACATTTCCGCGGGACCTTAACAATCTCTTTGTGGTTTATCACACATTTTTGCTGATATACCTCCTTAAATAGTGGTATGTAGTTGAATTTATGACCACACATGAGAATTACGTGATGTTTAGTTAAATTTTCGCCCGTTATTAGACAAGAATCTTCATCGGTTGATTCGTCTATCTCATCAAGACACTTTTTAAAATAATCTAATACATTAGTTGCTTCGTTCTGCATACATATATAATTTTATTGTCTTTATATAAGTTATGTCAAAAATATCACAGTATAAATCATGGGGAAATCCTACATGGGTTTTTTTACATACGATGGTATCAAAAATAAACCACCAATCATTTCATAAGCATAAGGATGAAATAATCAATTACATCTTTAAAATATGTTCTAATTTACCATGTCCAGAATGTTCTACGCACGCGGTTGACTTTCTAAAAACGGTTCGATTCAATAATGTGTCCAAGAAGGAGGACCTTATTGAAATAATGTACGTATTTCACAACCAAGTGAACAAAAATATCAATAAGAAGGAGTTCCCGATTGAATCACTATCCATTTACACAGAGACTGACGGTATTCAAAATGCCCTCCTAAAATTCATCCCAGCGTATACAAAAGGCGTGTCGCCTCTTTTAATGGCACAAACACACGCGAGAAAAATGATTGCAACTGAACTAAAAAAATACGTATACAATAACATAGAAAATTATTCGTAATTTTCTATACGGAACACATAAGTCTAAGCAAAATTGATTTTTATCTGTGACATAACATGTTACATACATCTATCTACTAATTATACAGACTCTGTCTCTTCCTCGACCACCGAATATACTTAATAAACTATGTCATATTTTGAATCACCAGCGTGCCGAATATGTGATCAACATAATCCGTGTTTATGTATCAACTGTTCAAGGTATATATGTGAAAACCCTGATTGTTCGATTACGATAACGTCATATTGCTATTCGACAAAATCGGTATTACGTGTTCAGGTTTGTATCGATTGTCACACATATATATCTTCAAAAATTATACGGAATATCGTTAACGGCGAGTTACATCTTCTCGACATGTCATCTCAGCAAAAATAAAATAACCATAAACAATATTTTCATGGTTATTTTTTATGCAACATCAATATGTTGTTGGTTCGTATGTTACGGACATAGATGTCCTTCCCAATTACACCCCCCGTCTCTTGCACTTAAATGTTTTGGACTTTACAGCACATACAGCACTGTTGGAAAAATATCCATGATATAATCCTTCTGGGTAAAACAACGATACTACAAGCACCCATGCTATTCCGGCGAGTATTCCCAATACGAGACCCGCTATAAGAGGAGACAATTCCTCACACCCTTCACCACCTGGTGTCTTATACCTGGCCATTATCGTAATCAATATCAATACAACCAACGAAGAAATTATACTAATATTCTCATTTCTCCAGGGTGAGTTTACCATCGGGGAAATTATATAACTTACAATCATGCCAAGCATGCTTGTTGTTGTCGACACCGCAGGATTGGGAACTGTATCCCACCACCCGAGAATAATAGGGTTGCATTTATCACGTCCAATCTGTTGGGACATATCGACATCTTTTGTAAATAGTGATTGAATGGACCCCGGTGAGGTGAGACCTACGTACCATAGAAACATCCCTGCTATTAATACAAAAGCCTTCATATCACCGTGAAACATCGATAGCATTACAAGAAACCCTATTAAAAACATATTTGTCAATATTGATAATAAATCACCCATCATCCTTATAGTCATTTTAACTCTTCCACTGTTAGTATTATTTCTACCACTATCCATATTACTATAATTATATTAAGTATATATAAAATTTTATGTATTTACCAACGACAATTTGAGGGCGTCATGAATCGTATCGATACTATGGAACATTATACCATCGAGAATAGAGTTTCCCCGATACTTATCCATAAATTTATCAAAGTCTCTTTTGTTATCACTTGGGTATAAAAACGTCTTAACACCTGTGTTTATTCCGCCAATTATTTTGAGATCCAATCCACCAATCGCTGTGACACACCCCTGTAAATTCATTTCTCCTGTTATTGCTAAATCGTATTTTATTGGAATATTGTTTAACAGACTATAAATAGCAATTGTAATAGCTGTCCCTGCAGATGGACCGTCCTTGGGTGTTGCTCCCTCGGGACAATGTATATGTATACCCTGATTGTTGGTTGTATTGAAATCTTTCATCAAATACGTCTGTCTCTTTTTCGATGTAAGACTCCAGGCAAGTGTTTTGGCAACTGTCATACTTTCCTTCATAACGTCTCCCTGTTGTCCGGTAAGTTTCAGGTCCAATAGGTTCCTTGTAACAAACAGACTTGTCTCAATTGGTATAACACCTCCACGCCCGAGAGCATTCGCATATAATCCACAAATAATACCGATCTTATTTATAGGTGTTACCATTTTTTCATTCATCTTGTGGTGGTCTTTGAGATATATTTTTGTAACATCGTCTTCTGTAACAATAACAGGTATCTCTATTTCACATAGCATGTCATTCAACGTCAATAAATTTATTTCGCCTATTATCTCGTATAGCAATTCTTTGAGTTTCCTAACACCAGATTCATGTGTATACGAGTTAATAATATACGCGAGAACTTCATCTGAAAACTCAATATTTCCAAATTGTCCCATTTTATTGAGTAATTCGGGGAGCATATGCTTATTGCAAATAACCAACTTATCATCGGTTGTCAAATTATCAAACTTGATGCGATGTATTCGGTCCAAAAGAATTCGGTCTATTAAACTAACGTCGTTATATGAAAATACAAACAGAATCTTCGAGACATCTATATCTATTCCTGAAAAATATTTGTCCTGGAACGAATCATTCTGGGTCGGATCCACCAAATGGGTTAATATACTTATTATTTCCCGACCATTTTCGGTCTTACTAACCTTGTCTATTTCGTCGATGAATATGATGGGATTCATACATTTTTGTTCCATGAGAATATCTACTACTCTCCCCCACGTGGAACCAACGTATGTATAATTATGTCCCTCAAGAGTACTCCCATTACTTGAACCACCAATCGCAATAAATGAGAATGGTCTCTTTTCACCGTTATCGTCTACAAGACACTGGGACAAACCATATTTAGCGATACTGGTTTTTCCGGTGCCTGGTGGACCTTCAAATCCCAAACAGTAACCCCCGTCATTTCCGTTGATCCACTGACCCACTATGCGCTCAATTTGGCGCTTTGCGTCATCGTGCCCATAAACCGAATCATCGAGACACTTGCGAACATTTCCCATATATTTATTTACATCAAGGCAATTATTCTGTATACACGAAAGAGTCTTATACATCGAAAGTTTTTTCTCGTCAATAATATCGGTGTGGTATAATACCTCGTCCAAAATCTTGTCGTTGTGTATCATCGAAAGGAGCTGATGACACCTGGTCCGGAGAACGTCCTTTTGTTCTCCATGAATATCATCAATAAGGAGATTTGATATATTCGCGCTATTATCCAGAACTATATTATTTTTAACAAATATAACACGAATGTTACCTATAAATGATAATAGTTCCTTCTTTCTTAGTTTATCCAACCGATTTATTATCTTTTTCATCTTTGCAGCAAACGACTCCATTCCCATGTTTAAAAGTATAGCACGTGTCGTGTTTTTTATTTCAATACTTGTATACTTATCCTTCTTGGTTACGGAACTGATATGGCAACAATTATCTTTGGCGTCTAACATGTTTGAAAATAAATTGTTGTTTTCGTCCATTATGTCAAAAATTTGTTCGCGCTTAAATATACCAAACGGTATTTTCAATAGCCCATCAAGATATTGTCTGGATTTGGTGGCACTATCATCTGTTTTAGATTTCACCTCCTTTAATTTGACCATAGCCTTTTCCTTTACTTTGTCAGAGCATTTCATAAGGCATATTCTCTGCTCAATTGGTAGTTTGTTATTAACGTCATAATTCATTAGGTTATTTGTATAATCAATTGTCTGTTTCATTGCACATTTGAACTTTGATTTTATAACCCACGGAAGAGAACTATATAGAATATCCTGTTCATCACCAGATTTATCGTCATCATCTGCCGTCATCGTATCGTAAAGAAGATATGCCAAATACATAAACTCTTTGTCATTTGAATGTATGAGAAGTTCGATTAACATCACTCTTTTTCCGTCGAAGTCCGCCTTCAAGAAATCGTTAACAACCTTGCTCAGACTTTTGGACTTTATACTAATCGCATTCATTAAATAACCATTATATCGGTCATATATTTCATTCACGTCGTATATCAAATAGTCTTTTAAAGAGAGAGAATTCATATATATATCAAATTTATAGTCGTAATTTTCACTATCCATCGGCTTCATTTGTTTCAACGAATAGTATTTTTCATGTATGTAATTATTATTGAGTATATATTCGAATATAAGGTCATCAACGTATCCATATATAATAAGACTTTGCTTCTGTTGTATATCTTTTATTACCACTTTGATAGTGTTTAAACGAAGTCCCTTTTTATTAGAAACAAAATTATAACAGGAACAATTGTCCCCGGTCTCGCATATTCTAAAGTCCTCAAGTATTGCGTTCCCACCAGACGAATTATGTTCAGCACTCTTGTTTACCAAACTATCGCTGATTAGCTTATATCCGATTGGATGCATATATCTCTTGATAAGGTCAAACTTGTCTCTATATTTCACATCAAACTGTTCTAAATAATTATTTCCTAGACATACATATATAAGATCTTTAACGTGCATCGTTCCGTATTTTTTGACAATTGAAGATAGCTTGTTGTTTAACGTTTGTATATCGTTTATAACGTTATCCACGTCATAAGATTCATTATCTTTCAGGTAAACTTCCAATAATCTCACATCATCAAGGATAATATTCAACTCACTAAGACAGCAATTCGTTTCCGATGTTGTGAATATGTTCATTTTCATATAATTATCCGAATTTATTTTGGTCTTCGTTATTATCTTCTCATACACGCTAACCTTGTCAACGAGGATACATAATATTTTATCAATATTTATATTAGCATCACCCATTTCCAAATTGGTGTCGTCGTCGCTATTTTCGAACATTATATTATTATATCATATTTTTTTTTTATTTTCTCCTCAATATCTATTATGGCATTCGAACGAGGATATATACATATACTACTACTGTCATGCGTTGCTGTATTGAACTTAATAAAAAATATGTCTTTTAAAAATGGAAGCCCGACCTGCGATAATTTCATATTAAACGTGTATCTATACCTGTCCTTTTCTATCATCTCTGTAGGTATATCGTGCTATATTTATAACCACATGTTTAATGATTTATCGACAAGGGGCGAATATCTCACATCTAGTGAAGTTTACAAAAATATCGGGTTTCATAACATAATCATCGCATACATCGTGTCATTAGCCCTGGTTATTTATATAGCAATTTCCCCATCATTCGAAAACAATAAATTTGGGGTTATTCATGGCGCATGGATGTTGTTTCTATTTCTAATAAGTATTGGCATATACCCACTATTTAAGTCTATCGAAACGAAGGACGTCGTAGAAGATTCTATACTCACAACCGGAACCATATTTGTCACCATGTCAGCAATCGCATATAGCATGCCGTCATTCTTTGGAAAAACCTATAATTTCATGACAACATCGATGATAGTATCTCTATTTGTTATTATTATTGTAGAACTTGTTAATATACTATTTAATCGAGACCCTAATTCACTATTGAGAACATTCCGGTTTACTTCGTATATACTGATATTTTTATTCACCCTATTCGTTTCTTACGACACACATCAAATTATTTCCCTCAAAAAGATGTGTACACGTCTACCAAACTACCCAAAATTCTCTATGAATTTCTTCCTCGACATATTAAACTTGTTTCAGAGAATTGTATTTTTAAAATCATCCGACTAATAATTTACAGAGCTGTCGTCACATTATTACATAATTTGTAATAAAAATTGGTATAAAAACATTTATACAAATAATATACATGGGTGTTCCCGCATACTTCTCACATATAATCAAGAATTACCCCAAAATAATTCGCACCATAGATAATTTACAACAGGTCCATAATCTATACTTGGACTGTAATTCTATCATCTATGATGCTTTGTACAGCATAAAAGAAAACCACGCATATATCAACAACGTAATTATAAAGTTGGTATGTCAGAAACTGGAGGAATATATAAAATCTATTAAACCGACACACCACGTATTTATCGCATTCGATGGTGTTGCACCAGTTGCAAAACTTGAACAACAGCGCACACGCAGATTCCGTTCAAAACTTATTGGACAAATAACAGATACAATTGACCCAACAAGATTCAAACTCGATTTCGATTCCACCGGAATCACACCAGGTACCGATTTTATGAATGAACTTGCCACGTTCATAAAATCATATTTTGCCGACCCACATAAATTTGGATTGGATAAAATAAGTGTTTCTTGTGCAGATGTTCACGGCGAAGGAGAACATAAACTATTCGAATACATCAGGGACAATTTACAATATCATAGCGATAAAAACACAGTTATATATGGATTAGATGCCGATCTTATCATGCTTTCGATAAACCATCTTCCTGTGTGTAAAAACATATATCTATTTAGAGAAACACCCGAATTCATCAAGTCTATAGACAAATCACTTGATCCGAACAAACTATATATGATTGATATACCCGTTCTAGCCGATAAAGTAGCACACGAAATGAATCAGGGTTCTGCAATTGAAGAGGGTATGTTGAACAACAAAATATACGATTATATCCTTCTATGTTTCTTTCTGGGTAATGATTTCATGCCACACTTTCCGGCACTGAACATCCGTACAAATGGTATTCAGATTTTAATGGAAACATACGGCTCACATTTTATAGACTCGCATGAATGTCTTGTGGTCAACCACGAAATCCAATGGAAAAACGTGCGAAAATTTGTTTCGTCACTTGCCGAGGGAGAGGAAGATTTCATAATCCATGAATATAATTCAAGGAATAAACAGGAACGACGGTTTATTCACGCCACGACACCCGATGAACGATTAGATAAACTCAATCGTATCCCATGTTCAGAACGTCACGAAGAGCATTTTATTAATCCCACTCTACCAGGATGGCAGAATCGATACTATGAACGTCTATTTCATATGGAAATAAATGACGACCGACGGAAGCAGATATGTTTTAATTATATGGAGGCTCTCGAATGGACCATGAAATATTATACAGTCGGTTGTGTTGACTGGAGATGGAAATATAAATATAACTATGCCCCACTTCTCGAAGATCTTGTCAAGTATATCCCATACTTTCAGACAACCATGTTCCCAAACCACAACATGAACGTTGTGTCACCCTATACACAACTATCATACGTTCTTCCGCGGTCATCTCTCGGGTTGCTACCAGTTTCTATACAAACGAAACTTCTCAAGTCTCATCCCGAATGGTACAACGAAGACGTAGATGTATGCTGGTGCTTCTGTAAATATTTCTGGGAGAGTCACATGATCCTTCCGGATATAAACATAAACGAATTGGAAACAATAGCTGTTTGATAATATTATTCATATTATCCATATTATACCACCTTGTGTTTATTGTAAAAAAAACGAACCCGTCCGTTCAAATGCGCAAACCCTGGCTGATTAAATCTAAATTCGTCGTCAAGGTATGAAGCAACCGTATTTGGACTGGATGATGCCATTACAATCGGTCCTCTCGATGAAATAATGTCAAAATCAATATTTCGATATGGTCGTACAACACCAATATGCCCATTCACACCATCATCTTGGGTTACACCAACGATTACCAAATACCCATCGTTCGCCTTCTTTTGAGCAATTATATAATTATCGGGTACATGTTTTCCAATATCAACCCACCCGTTTTTTATACCGTCTCCACTCGAAATCCATTCAAGTTGCCGGTCAGCCAGGTGAAATTGTTTATACTCAGGTGGGGAGGGAATATACAACCCAATTTCTTTACATAAAGCATATATGAAACATGAACAGTGTGAGGTTTTTACGGTAGTTGATTTATCGCCCATAGCTCCACCTGTTTCACAATTAACATTATACCCAGGAGCCCAACCGAAGTCGAAATTATAAGTCAGGAGGATTTCTTCCAACCGTGTCATCTTTTCAACCGGGATGAACATGAATATCATACTCGCAACAACAATAATAATTAAATAGTAAATTATATAATGCACGTTTTTAAACAACATATATTATATATTATATTCGTAAAAAATATAAACGAACGTCTTATATATAAATAATACGATGGTGGTTTCTAACACAACTATCTCAAATAAAGACGACTTTATTCGAATCATAAAAGATAATAAGAAAACGGTTGTATTTAAGTTTGGAGCTGACTGGTGTGGTCCATGTAAAAAAATATCAACAGATATTGAATTATTTAAAGAATCCATCATAGATAATGAGAACATCGTGTGGTTTGATATTGATGTGGACCAAAGTGTCGAAATATTTGGAATGCTAAAGACAAAGAGAATCGTGAACGGTGTTCCTGCTGTTCTGGCATATTTCAGCGATAATAATACCATTTACCCAGATGAATTCGTATTGGGGGCAAATAAAGATCATATATATAGTCTATTTTCATGCGTTTTATCCCGTAACAATATCACCAGCAGGTAGTCGAAGTTGAAATATGTTATGGGTCTAAGAAGGATGTGAATATATTTGACGCCTGATTATATTTATCGTATTGAATGACCTATTAAAATCTCTATTTTGGATATTGGGAACAGGTTCATATTCCATGCTCGCAATATTCATCGTGTTTTTATTGCGGTGATTATTTTCATCATAGTGATTCATATTCATATTAACGTATCGCTCTTCTTCATGAATGATATTTGAATCTAAATCATGAGATGGTTCTTCATGAAAGATGTCCGGTAGAACCGCATCATTATTATTATTATTATTTTCATCATCGTATGAACGAAATGTGTCTACAGATTCATCATCCAGATAATCCGCGAGAGCGTTATCAAGGACACCAGATTGATATGTGTCGGTGTCTAACGTTATAGGTGGATAAAGTTGAGATTCGATCGGGGGACTACTCTCTTGTGATTGTGGTGCCCAAAACTGTGTGCGACACAACGGGCAATCCGTGCTCGATGTTCCATGAGTAAACAAACATGAAATACAAAACTTGTGACCACACACGGTTACACATATATTTGTCTCACCCATACAATCAAGACAAATTGGACACTTATCTTCTTCCTTTTCTCGATAGCTTTTGACAATATTCTCAATATTATCCATAAGAGCGTCACCGTCACATAATAAGCTAACTATAATGGAGGTATCCATTTTCAAAAGTTCCGATGTAATTTTACCAGCAAGCATGTGATGATGAATTCGAACCTGTCGATACAAGCTATTTCCTAATGTATCTAACTTGTCACGTTCATCCAACTTTGACAATTCGATTGTCAAAAGGTGTTCCACAATAGGTAATTCCGAAAGGGATGTATAAGGTGGGCACATGTCATGAGCCGCCACCATTTCCGGTATCATTTTCTCAAGTCGGTACAATCTCACACACTCATCATAGTCCATAGAAGAAGCTGCATCCACAGCATATCTCCATACTTCATTTTCCGGGGTAGCCATGTTATATGTTTAGTATGTATATTCAACTTCGTATTATTATTATCAATTTTGTACATATGTACATATATGGAGGTTGATTTGGATTTGGAAAATTATTCATTTGATGAACTAATAACACTCTTTAAACTTTCACGTAATTTCACAACACACGACGTAAAAAAAGCAAAAAAAATAGTCCTTCAAACACATCCAGATAAATCGGGACTTCCAAAAGAATACTTTTTATTTTTTTCAAAGGCATATAGAATCGTTGTTCAGATAAATGATTTCAGGAATAAAACTACGAGAGATGGAAAATACGGAGAAGATAATACATATTCGCAAATACTTGACGACGAAGACCATGACAAAGTAAGTATTGTTGAAAATATAGGTAAAAAAAAAGAATTCAATACCTTTTTCAATAAGATGTTTGAACAAATGAAAAATTCTAATGAAGAAGACGAAACTGGTTACGATGAGTGGCTTAAACAGGAAGATACCCAAACCACAACTGTCAACAGCGTTTCGTCAATGCACTCCAATTTTGAACAACTGAAAAATGAAAAGAGAGCACTTGTGGTTTATTCGGGTATTGATGATATTGTAGATAATATATCATCGGGATCACAATCACTATCAGGAAACGCACCATCAACGTACACAAATACAACGGTTTTTTCAAAACATAACTATATCGACGTAAAAGAGGCATATGACAACCCGGTAATACCCGTAACAAATAACGATTATATAAATAAAAAAAAATACTCAACTGTGGATGAACTTAAACGGGACCGAGCGAACACAGGAACGTTTTCTAAAGACATATTGGATAAACAAGCGAAAATGTATTTTTCAAACAAACAAAAAATTGACGACGATGAGGGAAGTAATACCGCATTTAAGTTGATTCAACAAGAGGAAGTGTCTAGGAAGAATGACCAGGTTTTTTGGGGTAATTTAAAATTACTATACAACCATAAATAAAATAATTGCCTATACTATATGAATAATTATAAAGGTTTTATACCAGGGTTGATTCTTTTATTCACCGCTGGGGTATTGTATAGGAAATATCAAGATAATGTCGATGATTTTGAGAAATTGGAAAATGAAAAACTCATTCGTAAATATCTTCTAAATGAAAATATACCATCTGCTTTCGCCAAACCAATACTATGGATACACATACCATACAAATTAAACTCACGCGTGTGGAAATCATTCGGTTCTCGAAATACAGAAAATTTAAACGAACCTTATATGTATCTCACCATTAAATCAATCGTTGCTGCGTGCTCAACCTCGTTTCGCGTGTGTCTAATCGACGATAACAGTTTCGGACAACTTCTCCCATCTTTTGGTGTCGATTTCTCCAAAATTCCCGACCCGATTGACGAGAATATACGGACCCTATCAAAGTTGATGATACTAAAGACATATGGTGGAATGTTCGTCCCACCATCTTTCGTTTGTGAAGCGAATTTAAAAAATGTATTTAATAATGGCGTACACAAAGAAAAAATGTTTTTCGGTGAAGATGTATCACGAAACAGCACAAGTAGTATCGTCAACATGTTTCCAAATACACAATTCATGGGATGCAATAAAAATTGTAAAACAGTCGACCTATGCATAAATTATATACAATCCCTCATCTCAAGAGATTCCACAGCAGAATCGAGATTCGATGGTAACTTCGAACGGTTTATTTTTAACCTAAAGGAAAATAATCAAGCAAACATAATAGATGGGTCTATTATTGGAACAAAGGATTCAAACAACGACCCAATCATATTGGATCAGCTATTTAATGACACACCAATTGAACTTTCACCAAACGCAACCGGTGTTCTTATACCACACGACGAATTACTTCGTCGAATAAAATACAAATATTTTGTTTATCTATCCATTCCCGAAATATTGGATTCAGAAACATTTATAGGCAAATATATAAACAATCATCATAACGAAATTTGATTGTTTACACACGCGAAGATTTAAAGTATCAAGCATTTGTCCTCAAATGGATCTATTAAATACATAATTTCGTATGTAGATTTATTATACTTAGTAACAGTTTCATACCCTATATCATTAACTCTACACATCTGGCGAATCACCGTTATAAAATACTTAAAAGTCATCTTTCGTCGAATATAAAACTTTTTTGATTCATAATAATTATCCTCCACATTTGAACAATATTCAGTTATATGGTTAAACATAATCCCCTTTTTAAACGACGCATTATTTATTATATATCTATTATTTTCACAGTCACATATATTATCCAAAAGTGTCTTGAAAATACATGGATTTGGACGAGATTTAAATATTTGTGAATCCATAAATATTTGATATATTATAAAATAAAAAATATGGCATATATTTTTATATAATTGTAACGAACAGTATTTTAAAATAACACAATTATATATACACAATACAATGCCAGGGGGTCTATTGAATCTAATATCTTATGGTAATCAAAATATATACCTAAACGGGAACCCATCAAAAACGTTTTTTAAAACAAAATATGCTAAATATACAAACTTTGGTCTCCAGAAGTTTCGAATCGATTATGATGGATCAAGAACCATACGCGCAACTGATAATTCTCACTACAAGTTCAGAATACCCAGATATGCCGACCTACTCATGGACACGTATATAGCAATAAGGCTCCCCTATATATGGAGCCCGATATACCCACCCCAAACTACAAACGATGCGTGGGCCCCATACGAATTCAAATGGATAGAAAACCTGGGTTCAGAAATAGTAAAAGAGGTAACCATTTCTGTGGGCGGACAAATTCTCCAGAAATTTAGTGGGAGCTATCTTAAAAATATAGCCGAACGAGACCTCGATGGAAACAAAAAAAACATATATGATGAAATGACCGGAAACGTAACCGAACTATCAGACCCTTCCAACCATGGGAATCGGGTGAACGTATACCCATCCGCGTTTCATACACAGGAAGAAGCTGGTGCCGCTCCATCAATAGACTCGCGTATGATTTATATTCCAATAAATACATGGTTCTCTAACTCAAGCAAAATGGCTTTCCCACTCATAGCACTGCAATATAATGAACTTACTATCGATGTTACTCTCAGACCACTATACGAATTATTCTTAATTCGTGACGTGAAAGATAGTATAAACGAATACCCATATGTTCAACCAAATTTTAACGAAGATTACATGCAGATGTATAATTTTCTTCAAACACCCCCATCAATTTCACTAGACTCAGACGATTTTCCAGATAAAAGGAATGAATTTAACGCAGACGTCCATCTATTATCAACATACTGTTTTCTAAGTGATGAAGAACAACGAGTATTTTCATTAAATGATCATAAATATCTTTTCAGAGAAGTCCATGAATACAATTTCAAAAATATTACTGGATCAAACAAAGTAAAACTGGACTCGCTCGGAATGGTCGCGAGCTGGATGTTTTATTTCACAAGAAACGATATTAACTTAAGAAATGCCTGGTCTAATTATACAAATTGGCCATATCTATACCCACCCAACGATATAACAAACGCACCCATCGAAGGGTCATGGAAATATCCCAACTTTACCGGAAGAAACGATTTCGAGAATTCGTTCGAGAATGGATTTGGTCCCGGGGTGGACCCTTCCGGGAACCCAACTCCATGGATGATTACAGGTGATTATAAATCAGGCACGAGAAAAACAATTATGGAAACATTTGGTATCATTCTTGATGGAAATTATCGCGAAAATTTACTTGACCATAACGTATTTAATCTAATCGAGAAGTATTCGCGGACACAGTCCGGAACACCCAATAACGGCGTATATTGTTATAACTTTGGAATTGAAAACAACATATTCAATACACAACCGTCAGGCGCAGTTAACATGAGCAAATTTAAATCTGTCGAATTTGAGATTACAACACAGGTTCCACCCATCGATCCAAATTCAACATTTTTTACCGTATGTGATGAAAACGGTGATCCAATCGGGACGAACAAATCATCATGGAGTATTTACAACTACAATTATGACCTGACCGTAATAGAAGAGAGATATAATATTGTACATTTTTCATCAGGAAATTGCGCACTAATGTATTCCAGATAATTCACATAATTACATTTAGATAACTATAACAAAAACATAAAGGCGTTTGTTATATTTTACATTTTTCTTTTCGGTCGGTGTATTAGGTCACATTTGATTATTACAAGTTAGGGAGCTTGTCAATATCACCTTGAACTGTATTATATATAGAATAACTCATAGAAGGATACATTTTTTTTGGTTTCGGCACAGAATACAGGTGTCCATTCGTAAACATTTCAGCACCACCCTCGTCCAACGAAGACTCGATCTCAACATTAGCATCTTTATCTTTATCTTGTTCTTGGATTTTTTCAATTTTCTCAGTATCAACCAAGTCTCGCACATTAACATTATTTATATCTTGAGCCATACCACTTGCATCGGCAGGCGCAAAATCATCAAATCCAGCATTCCTGGTCAACGATCCAAGGTCAGTATTGGCATTATTTATCGATTTAGATGGTCCCGCACCCACAACATCATCATCACCCACTCCAACAGAACCCCCCGTATAGACGTTTACAACTATGGGTGTATCGCGATTCTTTTTATTCAGACGTTCGGTAACCCGTTCCTGGCACATCACACACGAAGGTTTACTTGAAAGACACGCGTTGTCAGTATTTGGACATTCAACACCACATAACGAACATGGTTCATCTATATTAGGGACAGGAACTGAACCACCCCCTACCGAAACATCTGTAACCCCACCAGAAATGCGCTGCCCATCATCAACGATAGGTGTCTCAACCACCGTCTCATGTATAGGAGCCTCTCCTTCAATATATCCAAGACCCATCCCCTCTTTGAAACCATGTGGCTTAAAAACAAGAATACTGGCAAATAAAAGAACCAAAACAGCAATACTAATGAATCTTATATCAATAAGATTCTTGCGAATAATTTTTACAAAGCGATTCAACATATCAACAAAACCAAAATCCATATATATTATATAACCAACATTATATAATTGTTCCCTAAATAGGATAGTTAAAATCATCCTCTTTCTCATTTGCGGCAACAATTTTTTGTCGCAAATCATCGTGAATATCCGATTTTATAGAACCACGCGTGGTCGCTATATCAGGAATACCCAGTATTTCAGACTTTATATTGTCAATACGACCAAAGTAATAACTGGAATCAATCATCGTTGGGTTAAACATTTTATCATTTCCAGGAAACAATATCTTCGCAGCATTTTCACGCGACAACAAGTCATAGTTTTCTATAAACAGATTCGCATCGTTGTTCGTACCAAAAACGTGTAAATTGTAATTTTTTGAACATCCTTCTATAAACATATTACATAACTTACTTGATAACATCTTAGCAACATCTCCACGCGGTATATTTTCTTGTCTATGTTCGTAAAACACCTTCTCCGGGTGAAACTGAACCCCATAATACGGGAGCGACTTAAACTGATACGCAGCGACATATGATTTACCACCAACACTCGATGTCGCAGTAACATCTATGAAATTATTATATTTATTCATATATTTAGCACCCATTATGAACGACTTATTATGAAACATCGCGGTACACGGTTCATGTGACATTTTTTTCTTCTCTGTATCACTAAAATGGTCCTGCATCGATTCTCCCACCAGCATATCTCTATTTTTAACTGGTAACAAATCAATCGTATCGGCACCATATTTACGCAAAAACGAAATCCCCTTATTGTTTATAAAATTGTCGCTGACATCACTAATGGTCTCTCGCTCGTCACAACATATAATCGGCAACAACTGGAAACCAAGACATATAGAAAATATAGGAAAGTGATTTCCAATTAGATTGAAGCGGGTTATTTTTTGGACAATATACCGGAGTGTTGACAAAAATCGATAATGAGCTTTCTCAATAATAGCACTCTCAATTGTACCACCAATCAACAAAAGACCATCAATCTGGTTCAAAAGGAAATTTATCATCTGCTTGGGAATATCAAACATGATCGGAACCACACGCGCCCCATGCATCTCAATCCACTTTACGTACGATTGAGGAATATATGAAGTTGCCCCACCTGACCCACCCGCCGTCGTAGGCACACTCAATATACCTATAATAACCTGATTATGGTTTTTACTTATAGTTCTAAACATTTCGCATTTATAATCACTTTTGAATTCATCTAACTCAGTTGGCTTCATACCATACTTTCCACGAAGTTTTTTATACAGACGACGCATTTCAGTCGTCCATTTTCCATTATTTATGTCGGCTATTCCCTTCCCATGATTTAAAAATAGTTTATTCTCCAATTTACCCCGCTTAAACTTACGAGTAACACGATTTGATAGGTTTTTAGAGTTCACATCACGCATAAACTCGCGCGATTTTATCTTCTTACATCGATTGGCGTAATCAATTTTTTTTACTTTAAGCTTGTTGGTTCTTGACAAATTCCGTATTTTCTTAGTACCAACACCACGAAACAAAACCACCTTCTTAGATGACACACCACGTTTCGCTTTCGCTTTCGTTTTCGTTTTCGTTTTCGTTTTCGATTTTGAGCTTCTTGACCCACCCATACATTTTATAAATATAATAAATAGACCCTTTATTTTATATGTTCAGTATATATGGTTCAAATACTCAAGTCAGTAAAAGAAAAACAGCAAAAAAAAAAGGAAGTCGAAAGTCGAAAAAATAAGAATGGTAACACGACAACCACAAATCGGCGAAAATTTATCAAAGAAGGATTTTTTACATTTCGTGAAGGAATTGACCCCATCGATAAACCTCCGGGTGATAATTATGGTTCAACCAAAAATGTCGCATGCCGAATGTTGCAAGCATTGTTATATTCAACAATTGCTCTTGTATTACATACTTTTATAGGATATAGCACAGCATGTATGCTTACTCGTTATTCATACTATATAGAACATGAAGACGACGAAAAAAATGCTGGAAAACCAGCATTCTTGGGTATAAATGGTGAAGTGGATAAAAAAACAGGAAAAGTCGATTTTTCACATGTTTATTATAAAGGAGGAAATGACGATGATGATGATGAAATGGTCACGTCTTTGGGTATTCAAAAAGAAGACACAGGTCATGAAAATGTCATACCCGCTTGGTCATTCGATAATTCATTAGAAGATATAAATAGAACAAAAGAAGAAGACGATAAAAGCCCACTACGACTCAGAAAAATTGCCGCAATGAATATGAGCACGATTCGAAAATCGTATAAACAATTAATGGGATTTCTTATTACCAAGACCGACCCAAACAATACCGAAATATTCGACACCAACAAACGCATGTTGGAACAGACCGCGCATTGGTATTTCGTATTATACCCATTATTGATGGTTATTGGTGCAATAATAATCACACCATTAATAACACTTGTAACATCAACATTTGTAAATGGACCTGCTAGCAAGGGAACAACAGACGGTGGACCTTCAGCTTATCTATTTGGATTTGTAGAAGGAATTATGGACATGATTGTATATACATTCTATGGTCTGGGTGTCGTTTTAGGAGGTCATTTTCATAAGGATAATGTTCGTTCCGACTTCTTTAAACCACCCAACAAATACAATAATCCAGATTTTAGCACATATCGTACAAGTGTGGGTTCAACAAACTTTCTATTAATATGGGCGGTCGTGACCATTATTATGACCGGAATATACGTACCAGAAACTATTGTAGAGAAGTTTACAGTCGTGGCCATTCCTGCGTCAATTATGTATATTAATGGATATTTCCGACCAAATAACTAATACTGTCGTATGTAGGAATGGTAATTACTCAGATGTAAACCCTCCGTTGTGTTATTTAACGAAAATGTCATATAAAAAATTATTTTTATACGATATAATGCCACCAAAACAAAATAAAAAAGCTTCGAAATATCCTATGGTAAGTGTATGCACCCCAACGTTCAATCGTCGTCCATTTATTCCAATGATGTTAGATTGCTTTCGTCATCAAGACTATCCCATGTCTAGGATTGAATGGATTATCATCGACGATGGAACCGACAAAATTCAAGACCTGATAGATAAAGCGAATATTCCCCAAATAAAGTACTTCCCTATAGAAGAACGCATGCTAATTGGGAAAAAACGAAACCTTATGTACGAAAAATGTTCAGGCACAATAATAGTCAATATGAACGATGATGATTACTATTCACCCGAACGAATAAGTCATGCGGTCGATACTCTCAAACAAAATCCATCAGCAAAGTGTGCTGGTTCAAGCACGACACATATATACTTTAATCATATTCGAAAAATATATAAATTGGGTCCATATGGACATTCACACGCAACATCCGCCACATTTGCGTTTCGAAAAGACATATTGGAAACATCTCGATACGATGACTGTGCCGCGATCGCAGGAGAAGAGAAATTTCTCAATAATTACACAGTTCCGTTTGTCCAACTCGACCCCATGAAAACAATCCTCATGTTTTCACATATTCACAATACATTCGACAAGCGAAAAATGGTCAATAATATAACACCCGAAACAAACAACGTTGTCCGTGAAACGACATATCGCGTGAGCGATTTTGTCAAAAACGACTCAATAAGAAACTTTATCACAAATAAGGTGGATATACTCCTGGATAAATATGAACCAGGTGACCCCAAACATAAACCCGAAGTGCAACAACAGTTAATCGAACTTATTGAACAAAAACAAAAACAACGTCGCATACAACAAGAAGCAAACGGACCCATCGTAATGAAGGTCAACGACAGCGAGCCAACCACATTATCAAACGCACAAGTCCGTGAAATCCTCACCGCGCAAAATAATAAAATTAATGAACTTTACCAAATTATCGAAGATATGAAAGCAGACATCAACCGCCACGTCGAAGAAGCAAAAGTCACCTGTGAAGCTATCGACTTACGGGATAGGAGCATCAAAGAACTTGAGGAAGAAATTTCAAAGAATGAAACAGATGTCGCGTCTGTCGACTAACAACATTTTTGTAACACATACTATTGTTTTTTAACAAATTTCACTAGAACACTAGAAACGAACAAAATTGACACAATTTCATCATTCACAAGAGTTCATAACATTACTACACAACACAGATGATTTCATTCATACTCGTCCTATCGGTGATAACCATAATTAGTAATATCATATGGTTATCACAACTCATTCAAGAATACAAGAATACAATTTATTCACCCGTCATAACCGAAGATATAAATTCGAATTCGTCATACATACCGATTAGCGCGTTGTATAACGAATTCGATACACACATAACTTTCGATGATATATGGAACAATTCGTCGAGACTTAACACATCAAGGTTTTATTTCACAAATCAAAATACAACCATCTCAATCTAACATTCGATTTCGTCTCCCGAAAACTTATCAATAATTCGATACATTCTATTGATATCCAACGCTGCAATGTCTAATTCCTCCAGCATACATTCGACATGTGAAGAACTATCATCGTCTCCCCGAATCTCACTAAAAAATCCAATTACATCCTTCTTATCCATCATCAACTTTTGGGTAAGACCATACAAAAACTGGTAGTTATTATATTCAGTCGAGTACTTTGTCAAGACCTTTGTGAATCTTACGTCACTCGAAGAATATACAACACCCTTCTTATTGAACTCCCTATAAATATGATTGTTTTTCATCGTTTTTATCAACGATGACATCTCGTTAAACTGCCAAATTTGTTTTTGAAACGTTACCCGGTCGATGAAATCAGCAAAACACATATTCTCAAGAACACTTATATAAAATTCAATTACCTCTACATGGTCAAATTTACTAAATACATCGATTATATTCTCATGCCATAACAGAGCAACAATTGTTCGGTCAGTCTCATTTATAATATTCGCATGATCACCAACACAAGTATTGGTATTTATAATAGTTCTGGTCGTGTTCTTTATCTCATCATTATATGATTTATAATTCAACAATACACGCATACGTTGATAATCTATTTGTTCTCCCATTTCCATATACATATCGTATATGAACTTCATTTTACATATATCATTTTGAATATAAGAAATATACTCATTATGATGCGTCAAATTAGGAGTAAAATGCTCAACCATCTCTTCAATCTGCGCGTCCGTTGGGGACTTCACCTCAAACACATGACATACCTTCATGAGGTCCTTGATTTTCTTATCAAAATGATGATGACCGATACATATGATCGGGTTAAATGTATACTCTTCCTGTTTCTGCTTCTTGGTCTTTTTCGGTCGTATCAACTTAATCAACCCTGTAATACCGCCTTTGTCACCGTTGTTCATCCCATCTATCTCATCCATAACAATGGCAATCTTACGTCGTTTCTTTTCAAACATACTCAACACATTAACATTAGACACATTATATTTAGTAATAGAATCGATAACACTTTTATTTCTAACATCACCCGCTGAATAATACACAATATCATAATTCATAATCTTCAATATATCCTTCACAAGTTGTGTTTTTCCACTTCCTGGTGGACCATATACATATATACCCTTTTGGACATCAATCTTATACCTATGGTCTTCGATATATCGCATTTTTTCGCACATGTCATTTATTAAACCAGTTCTACCCATAATACTGTTCATTTTGTCATAATCCATCTATAATAACTATCAACTTAGTTATTATATGTTTTTTTTGTATATTATTATGATATTACCACACATGTAAGTTATTACCTAAATATATCAACCATACATTCTTTACATCTATTTGCACCATAATAATGAATCAACGTATTTACATACTCAATAAACAACATGTTCTTACTCCTATATAACACACGTCTATTGGAAATAGAACGAGGACAATTTCGAATAAATTCTCGCAAAACATATACACCATCGTGTTTAATGACATTTCTTATATACGTATCGACTCGTCTAACTCGAACCAAATTATTACAGGTATTCCGCATATATTGTTCAAAATATAGACGATTCGTCCCCTTTAACGTGGAAATCGGTATGAACGATAGAATCTGGTCCTTTATCTCTGGTATAACATCATATAAACAATCAATATTTATATCAACCGGCATATACAATTCAGCACTATTTTAAATCTTCAAGGGTCTAATACCCGGAACAGTCGACCATCATATCATTTGTGATACCGTCCCATGTAAGATTGTTTTCAATAGCCCATTCCTTCTTACTACATTTTCCACCAGACCCAATATCAAATCCAGAAAAATCATTATCTGGTATTGTATCACCACCCTTCTTCATACCAAACGTATTCTTACATACACCATCACCATCACCCGATATATCATGATCCCAGTAATCTGGACATCGACTCACCACCGGTGGAAATACAACGTCTTTATCTACTTCATTCATGTAGAATATCATGAAGATAAATATTGCAACAAGTATAACGAAAGCAACAACCACTATTGTTCGTTTTATGCCCATATAGTTAACTACACATAAAATTATTTATCCATTTAGTATTTACAACTCAAATAATATATATTACTACTATATATGAATAACGGACGTGTAAACTTAGATGTACCTGATATAAAAAATAAATTCGAGATGTTCGATAAAATTCCGGTAGAGAGTAATACATTTCATGACGCTATGAGAGGAATTTTCTATAATACCCAATTTTCCGACCTTTTCTTCTCATCACAAAACATAGACATTATCCAAAATGGTATCCGTGCACAGGTCTATAGAATATCTAACAATAAACACATCATCGGACGACAGAGCCAAGATGAACTAAATACCATCATGAGAAGCATATTTCTATCAAACAGTAAAAATCTTCCAACTGAAATCACCCAGCAAATTGAAACGTTAAATAATATCGTCATAAAAGAAGTTTCACAAAAGCTCGCTGGAGAAGTCATCGGTTACATGAACTACCGAAGAGATATAAGTGAAATAGCCGCTCCTCTGGAACGAGCCAAGTCTACTATGGATAACAGTAAATCACTTGAATTTAAAAACATATTCTAGACATATACACCACCAACCAATATTTTACATATTTATGTAAAATATCGAACATATATTATCATCCACCCAGTCCAAAAATTGTTATATCAACAATATAAATGAGCAGACACCAGTCGATGAAAATCGCACATCGGGGATTTAACCAACCAGATAACTCAATAACAGCATTCCACTCAGCAATCGAAGCGGGGTTCGACATGATCGAAATGGACATCCAACTATGCAGAAATAATACAATAATAATATTTCATGACTGCCATATAATCGGAATTCCAACCAGTCATTACACACACGAACAAATAAAACTCCAACACCCCACCGTCATCACACTCGACGATTTTTTCAAAGAATTTCCCGATTACACCAACATGAAAATCCATATAGACATGAAAGGAAGCGACGAACTAGCCGTACATCTTAAAAATTATTTCGTAAATAACAACATAAACGGTAAAAACATATACATCGGTAGCTTCAACGTAAATCATATCCGGATACTTGCAGGTATAAACGCAAAATTAGGCATCATTACATGCAACGCATTTACCATAGCACAATATTGCGACATTTTTCGAAATTTACATTTCATCTCTGTTGATAAATCAATTCTCAATCAAAATATTGTAAACATATGCAACGGTCTCAAAAAAAAACTATTTGTATTCACATGTAACAACTACCAAGACATCCACTATGTAAACCTTTTCAACGTCGACGGTATAATATCCAACATCATACTATAAACATACTTTATTTCACACCCTTCACACCTTTCACACCTTTCACACCCTTCACACCCTTCACACCTTTCACACCTTTCACACCATCACAAACGTCCGAATCAAACTTGCGCACAGCGATATGCTTCGTATATTCCAACATCATATCATCCAGATCACTAATCCACATATCCTCCGGGCGAGTAGATTGAATCCGTTCCAACTCAGTCGTCTTCATAGCGTGCTCATTATTCAACTTTGCCACATTCTCGTCACTAACACTATCCATCGTCATCTTTAACAAGTATTTATACTCGGTGTCGTCACCAATAATATCATACTTCTTATCACAAAGCATCGTTACAATCATATCTCGTTTCTTCCGTCGAATATCAATCGTCCCCTCAAGAACCTCACTAATATATCGGGATTTATTCGACAATATTTCAAGCTCCTTAGCCAATATACCCACAATATACGCCTTCCGTGAAATATATCCACTCAACCGGACACCATAGTAATTATCAATAATATCCTCGACCCGCGCATATTTTCTAAGTCGCTCATTCTCGTCAAACAAATGCATGTTCGTTGTCGAAACTGTAGTAGTTAGACGAAGCAACTTCTCAAGCCCACTAACACCATTTTCACCATATGTACTCATCAACTTGTAAAGTTTTACAGAATCAGCAAACTGGACATGAAAGTCAACATTCGTGGTCTTGCTCATGTCCCTAAAATCCTTGATAGAAGACGCAACCTTCTTACCAGCCCTATCCACACCACCGTCCAACAATTTCTCCAGATACTCCTTGTAATCATCAGTCCAGGTACCAATAGGTAACTCTGTAATGTGAATATTATGATCATCAACCAAAGAATACTTACCTTTAATCAAATACTTAGAGTCACTTATACTCTCAATCGTTCCCGTAAAACCCTCATAGTAAGGTAAGAATTTTATATCATCAGTTCCCTTCCCAGCGAGATTACAACGAATGTAATCTACAACTGTAGGGAGGTGATGCGGAAGAATCTCCGTAGAGAAACCCGTTCCAATCCCCTTAGACCCGTTGATAACCACCATCGGGATAATCGGCATATAGTAAATCGGCTCCACAGGAAAACCGTCATCCTCCATATACGTCAAAACGTTGTCGTCATACGCCGGATAAATTTTACGTGTGATGTTCTGGAGCTGTGTGAAAATATATCTCTCCGACGCAGAATCTTTTCCACCCTGCAGTCTGGTACCAAACTGACCATTTGGACAGAACAAATTCACATTGTTTGAACCAACAAAGTTCTGCGCCATTCCTACAATCGCCCCATTCAAACTTGCCTCTCCATGATGATAACCTGAATGCTCAGACACATATCCCGAAAACTGAGCCACCTTGATCTCCTGCGTCAAATTCTTTTTGAACGCCGAATACAAAATTTTTCGCAAACTAATCTTCAACCCATCCATCATATTGGGAATAGACCGATCACAGTCATATTTCGAAAAGTGAATCATCTCGCGGTCAATAAAATCCTGATAAGTAACATTCGAATGATTCGTATCCAAATATGTCTTTCGGTCATACGCACCCAGCCAAAGTTTCCTATCGTCCGCACGCTTCTTATTAAACACCTTGTCAATAGCATCATCACTCTCGTCACCCACATGGTCAAATATAACAACCTTCTTGTTGGCGAAATACTCCTTGAACTCCTTTCCTGTACTCGTACCCAAACCCTTATAATACTTGATCTTCCATCCCGCAACGGAATTAGTTTCCTTCCACACATCGTACTCGCCGTCATTATAGAATAATTTCTCTACAGCCCCCTTCTTTGCCTTCAATATTGGTGTGTTCATAAAACCCATGAAACCAGACACCTTCGAAAGAGAACCCCACATCGACTGGAACATATTAATACCCAGACCTTTAATATGACTCCCATCCAAATCCTGATCCGTCATAAATAAAACCTTTCCATATCGCAAATCATTCTTCACATCGTCGTCTGTATATTCTTTATTCGCCTCCAACCCTAAAATACGCTTGATCTCAATAATCTCCTTGTTCTCCATAACCTTCTTAGACATCTCACCACGCACGTTGAGAATCTTACCTCGCATCGGATATACACCAATCGTATTACGATCTTCCATCGTAAGCCCAGATATAATACCCGCCTTCGCCGAATCTCCCTCACAAAATATAATAGTACACTTACTCGACTGAGGTGTCCCCGCCCAGTTCGCATCAATCAACTTGGGAATTCCACGCACGTTGCGAGATTTTTTACCATCACTCTTCTTCGCATTCTTATTGTCCTTCACCTGCGTAATCGCACAAGCCGACTCCATCACACCCAACTTAGCAATCTTCTCAATAAACTTATCAGATACTACACACGATGACCCAAACTTAGTAATAGGTGTATTCATATAATCCTTCGTCTGACTATCAAACGCAGGATTAACAATATCACAACGCACAAATAACATCAACTGCTCTTTGACCGCTGTTGATGTTACCGTAATCTTCTTCTTTTTCTCAATATACGCAATCATCTTCTTCGTAACCTGATTCAATATATAATCCACATGCTTACCACCCTTGTTCGTATAAATACCATTCACAAATGATACATGCGTAAACTCGTCGTTCGGACTGAGAGCAACCACGTACTCCCATCGTTCTCCCGATTGCTCATGAACTCGTGTGGTGATTCCATAAGCATCGATATATTGAAGAAACGTCTTTATGGGAACAGCAACACCATCAAGCTTTACCTTGACAGTCTTGTCTGTAACCGCAGCAATATCATAAACACGCTTCCGTAAAAGGTTTACCATGTCAATCGGGAGTGAATCCTCTCCATAAAATCGCTGGTAATCGGGACGAAATGTTATCTTAGTATAAGGCTTTACCGCACTCTTGGTTATCGATGGTTCACCAATAATATCCAGGTTTTTAGAGAACGACTGCTTATACTTCAACTTTCTTACATGATCAACCGTCTCGATTTCACCAATACTCGACCAAATAAGAACCAATTTAAACCCAAATCCATTCTTACCACCAACTATCTTCTCCTCTTCCTTATTATAATTAGTAGACGTTCGCAAGTGTCCGAAAATAAGCTCGGGAATCCAAACACCATACTCGGGATGTTTCTCAACATCAATCCCATTACCGTCGTTTATCATCGTTATCGTCCCATCATCCGATATAGTAATACCGATATTTGTAACAGGAATTGAATTTTCAACCTTTTCGTCTATATTTTTCTTCATACGAATAACGTGATCTCGACAATTCACAATTCCTTCATCGAACAATTTATATAATCCAGGCACATACTGGATATTTTTACTCACTATTTTACCGTCATCCAATACGAACATATCCTGATCAATATTCTCAATTGACCCAATATAAGTATCGGGATTATCAAGAATATGCTGCTTGTCGGTCTTCTTCTGGTACTTTGTCGAAAGGTCTGTCATTTTATATAAATATTATAGCGAACAGTTCCTATTTCAATTTTGTTATCATAGTATATAGTTATCGATATGAATATGGAAACCAGCGAGGATATGAAATTCTTAATAGAAAAAAAACTAGATTCTACAAATTATAATAGCAAACTGACCGAAAATGGATTCGTAAATCGTTTCGCAAATATCCTGTATAATGACTCAAACACATTTAACGGACGCAACACCACATTCTTCGAATTTAATACACCAGTCACAGGAAATGATGTTTCAGTTGAATACCAAATATTTCTCGCAGGAACATGGTTCGGTAGAATCCAAATGGAACATATAACGATTTATGATGAAGAAGGAGAGGAGGTCGATATAACATTCGACAACACCCAACATGAAATATATCAATATTACGCATGGCACGATAATACCGAGACCAGCACCATCACCAACACAAAGCTTTATATTAAGACACTTCCAAGAATGAATGGAGGGGTGTACTTTTGGATCATGAATGATGACCAACAGGTGTCGCCGTTTACGGTAAGCCTTGTCCCAGGAAAGAATTATAAAATACGAGGATTTACAAAATACGACGACTCAAACACCACCATAGAGACAAGTAAATATGACCTAATGTTCGCACTAAGAGATACAAACGGAAATTTCCTGGGACAAACCCCATATGAATCCAACTTTTTTCAAATAGAACCACAACCCGAACCCGAACCCGAACCTGAATCTGAACCCGAACCCGAACCTGAACCTGAACCTGAACCTGAACCCCAACCTGAACCCGAACCCGAACCGGAACCCGAACCTGAACCTGAACCCGAACCCGAACCGGAACCCGAACCTGAACCTGAACCCGAACCTGAACCCGAACCTGAACCTGAACCTGAACCTGAACCTGAACCTGAACCTGAACCTGAACCTGAACCCGAACCCGAACCTGAACCCGAACCTGAACCCGAACCTGAACCTGAACCTGAACCCGAACCCGAACCTGAACCCGAACCCGAACCCGAACCCGAACTATACAACCTAAATCGACTGGGTGATGTACTGGATAGATACACAATCGAATCATACAACCACTTCGTAGACAAATTCTATGGCGTTATCGGTTACGGATCAAACGCAATATCATTCAGTAAAATTTTTCCCAACGGTATCATCTACGGCGGATTGGACGACTCGCGTCCAGAACTATACGATACTGACACTCATGCAACACAATATCTACCAGAATTCACACAGGTAAGATACTCATTTCCAATAAATTCAAACCGCTATTACATTTATGTTGCTGGAACACAAATATCAAGTCAACTCCAGACATCATTCGTTCTTAAAGACGATAACGGTATTAAATTCAATATCAACAGCTTTCACGATATGAATGAAAATTCTTCCGAAAACAGAACAGACTACTATGAGGTAGATACGACTAATAAACGCGTTATTCTTGCCAGAGACACCGGGTCACCAGGATTTTTTATAGAGGTTCCCCCAGGGGTCCCGGGAAGCGTAAGGTCAACCCCATATACAAAAAGAATCATTACAACCGACCCCGAATATAACATGTCATCCTTTAGCGTGGAAGATACAATTTTTCCACCAAAAACTGAAGAACACGAAGATGCTGAAAGCCCTAATATAAACGGTGTAAATCTATATATCGACACATACGATAAGATCGGGACAACATGTCATATTATTGCCCGTACCTTATACAACAGTTCCGTATATGACCCCGACCTATCTATTTTTATTGCGGATGAATTTGGAAACCCCATATATTACGATCTAAACCAACCTGAACCCCAACCTGAACCCGAACCCGAACCCGAACCCGAACCCGAACCCGAACCCGAACCCCAACCCGAACCCGAACCCGAACCCGAACCCGAACCCGAACCCGAACCTGAACCCGAAATAGAGTTACCGGAAAATCCACCACCACAAGTTTACCTCTCACTATATTGTAAAAAATGTATAAACTATAACGTTGTTCAG